GATATTCAAAGTAGAAGGGTCTTGTGCATACGTAGCACTTGCACCATACTCTATTGTATAAGTTACCGATGCGCTCTTACCGTCAGAACCTTTGAAGCCCTTAATCTCGTTCCACTTAGAACCAGTCCACATCCATAAGCTGTTGCCTATCAGATAGCCGTCACCTACGCTTAAAACCGTTGCGTCCTTGTTCGTAGAAGTGTACGCCCCATTCGTCCACATAGGACTTGTGTAGTCAATAAGATAATAAAGAGAATTATCCTTTGTTGCTGCATCGCATAACGTATTTGACGTGAAATGCTCTGCCGCTTCTCCTTTTATAGTTACCGATTTGCCATCTTTGCCGGTTTGTCCATCTTGCATATAGCCTATTACCTCTCTATCAACGATTGTTCCGTTAAGAGAAAGTATACATTCATAATTACCAGTACCCGACACCGTAACCTTAGTAACAGAGTCCGTTATTGTCGTGCCGTTGATTGTCAGAGACAAGCCCAGAGCGTTCCATTCAGAGTATGTGAGTGTTCTGACAGTGCTTATGCCATCAGAAGCCGTCACGGAAGCCGAAACGGTAGTAGGCGAATAAGAACCTATTGCCGAGCCGTCAGAGTTCCACAATCCTTTTACGATAGTAGTAGAAGGAACAATCTGATACGTCATGCCGTCCGTCTGCTTGATAACAGTGATGAGGTTAGTATGTTCATAGCTTACGCCAGCATACTTTGTAACAGAATGTATATAAGCGAAATACTTTCCGTCAGCAAGTGAAGAGGATTTAGGAGCTATAGTAATCTCAGTTCTATAATTCTTCGAATCAGTAGAAGCATTATAGATGTTAAGAGTGACATTAAATGAGCTTGTTACGTCCGTTCCGCTTTCGTTTAAAATGAGAGCATAGCAGATGTCATTTCCTTTCGTATCTTTTCCGCTTAACTGAGGAAGCTGCGTATCATCATGAAAAGTAGTCAAGACAGAGCTAACAGATGCAAGCGTGTATTTATTCGCTGCCGTGCTCCATAATACCGTACCCATCGCGTTATAAAGATGAGCATTGATATACGAAGTATCAGTATGCTTGATTGTAACAGGCATTTCAACGTTCACGCTCTTCTTACCCTCACAGTCGATAGTGATTATAGCGCGGCATTGGTGGCGAGAGCGCATAAGTTCGTAATCATCATCCGTCCACACGTCATCAGATGAAGTAACTCCGTCCTTAACGTGAGTAATGCCAGTAATATATACCGTTCCGTTCGCCACATTACCTGTGCAGCCGTCATAGTTGACCGTAAACGTGTAATGTCCTGCGGATGGCGTGACATAATTGCCGCTTGAGTCCGTTGGCTCCTGATAGATAAGATGAGTGCTGTCACGCATTGCGAACACGGCTGTATGTAAGCGATATTGCACCAGCTTCTTCGGTGTTTTACCGTCACTCTCATATATGATGTTTCCGCTTGCATCAGTCTGATTGCCCACCTCAAACCATAATCCGCCAACGCAATTCCCGTCAGCGTCAACAACGATAGTGTCGGAATAGTCTGATAGCGTACCGGTGTAAACGGCAGATGTCTTTACCTTCGTCCAATATTTTGAACTTTCGGATGGTATCTCGCCTATAGGTGCGCCCGATTTGTTCGTACAAAGCCAACGTGAGCCAGCATAATCGACTTCCGAATAATAGTCATATTTCTTCGTTGCGTCATAGGTACCGTAATAAACCACGGCAGGAATATCACCATTAGGTGTCGTCCACTGAAACTTAGATGATGAAATCTTTATCTCATCGCGGTCGAACACTATTGAGGAAAGACTGTCAGAGAGTGAGAAATCAGTAACCAAGTCAAGCATGCGGAAACGTGTTGCATAGTTGACCGTCGATGATGATGTTACCGAACTCTCCAAAACGATAACGCCAGTTCGTGAATAAGGAAAAGAGGCGCGTGACGTATCGGTGGGATTTATAACGGTAAGATAATACTTATCATTATATCCGCATTGTACTATCGTATCCTCGGTTTTCGGCTCTGTCGAGCCAGTGTCGTAGTAGTTGCTGTCATTGGAAAGCGTGACATATCCGTTACCGTCAGCGTCAACGGAAGAGCTGCAATCAGTGACGACACGCCAATAGTATTGATTAGAAACATTTGCATAAGCTCCTTCTTTAATGTTAAACGTCTTACACAGTGCTTGGTCGCCTATCTTCCACGTGTTCTGCGTCTGCATAGTTCCATCGTCTGCTTTCAGATAGCATTTATAAGCGGCAGCCGTACCTGTGGTTACATTGCCAGAAGCGTCCAACTTCTCTACCTTTATAACCTTCGAGCTTGCAGGTGACAGCATGATATTACCGCCAACAGCACTCATTTTTCTTACTTCAAGTTCATGGAACACGGCTTTTTTCAGCACTTCGAGATAATCGGTCTGTATGTGTCCGTTGCCGTTGCTGTCTGTGGTAAGTCTGAAACCGTTTAAGCCATCCGCGGAACCTTTTGATAGTATTGATGCTAATGTGGCAATGCCTTTCTCCGTTATGTTGTAATCAGTACCGAGTCCGATACCTTTGAGGAACTTGATGAGTCCAGAAGCCGTATCATCGTCTAGTTTTGACAAAAACTTATTCCTAAGATAAGCAAATGCTATAGCTTCAATCTGATTGCTACTATATCCTGCTCCGCTTCCTCCATTTGTAATGGCGTCTATCTGTTGCTGTATCTTTTCAAGACTGCCGACATTCTTTGTGTCTCGTAACGTAATATCGTATTTCGGCAACAGACTGCTATCCTCCGTTATCTTTAGTGTGTCAATAGTTATAGAACCGCTGATGCCTATATCGCTATCCTCTATAAGAAGAATGTCACCTTCTTTAATGGAGTAGTGGAAGGTTGAAGTGGATGCTCTCCCTGCCTTTATCAGTTTATCATCATGGCGTTTAATGAAGTTACCGTTAACGCTAAGAGCATAGGAATACACGGAATAATCATTCTTCGCAAGAAATCTCATCGCCCATTTCAATAACGCTATAGAAGCCTGCTCTATATAGCTTTCAGGCATATAGATGTCCGTGATTACGAAAAGGTCTCCAGCTTTTATCGGTGCGTCTTTGTATGGGAAATATTTTCCTATGGCATCGTCATATACTCTTCCGCATTTTAACTTCCAATTACCGTCACTGTTCTTTTCCCATGTCTTGACCTCAAAATCCCTTCCTCCACAATAACCGTTATTGAAGTGGAGTTTCGGTTGCGTGCCGTTAATGACTACATCATCGAACTCAAATCCCAAGTCCTTTATTATGATATATATCGGGTCAACGGTAGCACCGTCAGAGAAAATACCACTGTCTATTATGGCATTCCCGTCAAGAGTAGTAGCACCTTCAACAGCGTTCCTATCATCAGAGAAATATTGAAGTGAAGGGTATATGTCCTTATGCTCCAAATCATCGGTAGTGAAATATTCGGTATGTGGTCTCACACCTAATGCCGACATGTTCTTGCTATTGATGTATGGATAGTATTTTTCTGTAGAGAAAGTATAACCTGCCCTTATATATTCACGCAACCACGGATATTTGTAACTGCTATCACTCGTTGCGTTGGTACTGCTTACGGCATCCCCATTCGTTCCGTCTGTCTTTAAGATAGAGTTTTCCGTTACCCATTCCGCCAATGTCTTAGTTGGAAATCCCGGAAGCATGAGGTTCATTATGTTCATGTTGTTCGGGAGCTCGGAATTAACGTCATAAGAAAGATGGGAGAGGTCAGATATATTTTCCTTTATCGCTCCGCTTATGAACGTAACTGTCGTATTGGCGTAACCGTCTGACAAAATCTTTGCTTTGACATCATTATATATGGCTTCCGTGGTATCTACCTTATATGCTGCAAATGACTTCGCAAATCCTCTGTCACCAAAGGTGTAATCTGTAAATATTCCCCACGTACCTTCAACGATATATGACGTACTGCTTCCATTAACGGAAAATTTAACTTTGTCGCGTAGCTCCGTTGAATTGGTTAAATCGAAAAGAAAGAATAATGAGTGGCTGCTCGTGATATAGTCGAAGCCTGTTAACTTAGCCGTTACGGTAACGTTTATAAGAGAGTAATATCTTGGATTGATATTTGTAGTATTACCATAAGCCGAAAGTCTGGTAATGACATCATGGTCTGCCTGAGAATTACGTGTAAGGTCATATAACCCATTAATGCCTCCGACCTTAAAGACAATATCCGATACGCTCGCACCACTAACGCCAAGTGTTATCGTTCTGTCTCTGACAATGAAGTTTTTCCCATATTTTGATTTGCAGAAGGCAATGGCGTCCCATACTTTTATGTTATTTACGGTGATAAGCATATTCTCCATATCCTTATCCGTGGCATTGTCGGCGACCGTAATAGTCCATTTTCGGTCACCTGTATATAACCTATCCAGATTTGCCTGTATGCGTCCAGCTAGGTCTGACATGGTAGCTGCCACGAAAGAGAAATTAGGCTGTGCCGTAAAGCTATGGTCTGCGGCTGAGGTTCCAACAAAATCGTCAAAGGTGCAAACTTCCAATTCTGCAATCGGGTTGAGCATTTGCATACTCTCATACTCGAAAGCACCGCCCGTAGTGTTTTTGAAATCGGATTTTTTTACAGTAGGTACATTATCCAGCGTGAAACGCTCACCTCTGTAATCAATATAATCACCAATCTCAAAATCTTTGTGAGCCTTGCTCTTTACACTAACGGTTAGCGTAACGGCACCCATAAAAGTACCATTATACTCTATCTTTTCGGCTTCACATTTGACTGTCTTGCCATCACTGCTGTATATCTTGTATCTCATGTTTATGCCTCCGCAAGTGTAATATCAGTTACAGGGTCACAAACTCTGAATGTCATTTTGAACTGTAAATGCTCACCCTCGTTATCTTGAACGAGTTCGCCTTCTCCATTGAATTTTTTAAGATATACCTTTTGCCGTCCTATAAGATTATGCTGGTCGTATATCTTAAAACCGCCTTCTGTTATGCTGTCATAATCCTCGTTTGCAGGTGCTGTTCCTTGCAGATATGCGAGAAATCCTTTGTAGATATTGTTATAGCACTGCGATAGGTCGCCCATATATGCGAACTTTATCTCTATGTCGTATGGTTTTACTGGAATATATGATGGTATATACGCATCCTCTCCGTTTTCACCCGAAAAATCATGCACTGGTAAGTCTTTTGCCTCGATTTCTGGCACGGGTATCTTCGTGGCAACGATATTCCATTGCTTGTATATATTTACCACCGTTGCTCCGTCAACCATTTTCTGCATTAGCAGTTGACTGTTCTTAGGAATGTTTGCATTAGCCATAATATCTCCCTTTTCATTGCAAATATAAAAAGAAACGGATAAATATGCAATATTTTATGAATAAATATTCACTAAAAATGAATATAAAAAAATATTGGTTAAAAAAATTGCAAATAAACAGATAAAATACTATTATTGCATAAGTTATAAACACTTAAAAACGAATAACATGAAAAAATTACTATTGACTGTTTTGTTATCTTCATTTATGGCGATTTCTTTTGCTCAAAGAATGGATTGGTCGTTTGTCCCTTCTAGTGGATTCCATTTTGGTGAAAATAATTGTATATGTACAAATGACACGATTTCAGTTAGTTTTACTTTAAGGGACGAATATTTTGTTGATTTAACTATAAAAAATAAATTAAATAGTAGAATTGCAATCATTTGGAATGAATCTACACTAAATGCTGATGAAGAATCGCGTATTGTTTTCGCAGAAACGAGAAGAATATTTATAAATCAACCTATTCAAGACTCTTATATTAGTCCTAATTCTGAGATTAGAGAAACCGTTACAAGCGAACAAATAGGTAATCAAGATTATGGTATTTTTTGTTTATATAATTATAGTTATCTAAAAAAGGAATATAAAAAGATAAAACAACCTCAATCAAATTATTTTTCTATTACCTTAGTTTATAAAGTTGGTGAAGAAAAGAAAGTTTGTTATTTACGAATTAAATGTACATATTATGGCAAAATTAAAGGGGATAAATAATATCCCCTATTAACTATGCTACGTATATCTTCTTATTGCCATTTATTACGTCCGTAAATAGACCTTTTATATCTTGGACCAACTGCATATTCCTATACGTATTGCTTTGTATTTGTTGTAACTGCAATAATTGCGCATTCATAATTACAGAATTGACCGAAACACCCTCATCTATAATCTTTCTTAAATCAATCCGCATATTGTAGGTGTCCTGTCTTATCGCGTCCATATAAGCGGCAATGAGGTTAGCTTCTTGCTCTGTTACTCCTTTTATCCCATTGGCGGTCTCGCTGTCTGTAGTATTCTTGATGTTTATACCTCGCTTCTCTAGAGCTGCATATAATTTATTAAGTTTATCAACACTACCGGTAACGGTGTCTTGTGCAGATAATATATCAGATGCAATCTTATTAATTTCTTCCTCTGTCAAATCATTGTTAGTACCGAAAATGCCACCTTGACCGTTCTCGCCAAAGAGGTCTTTCTGCAATCCCTTAAAGGCATTCTCAATTACGTTTACCTTAAACCATGATTTTACTAGAGAGGAAATTATATCATTTGATTTTTTCTTAAATGCCTCTGCTCCGCTTTCTCCTTTTTGCCATGCTTCAAAAATAGCATCACCAAATTCAGACGCCCATGATTTTATGTCAATGCCATATAATGAAGACGCCAGCTCTTCGGAAAATTGGGTTATCTTCGTTTCCATTTCCTCAATCTGCTTATCGTAATCGTTGATTTTGGATTTGTCACTTTTCTTTTTCTTTTCCTCTAATGAGCGTTGTTTCTCTATCTGAGCGAGCTGCTCTTTATATAAGTCTCGCTGATAGTTATAGGCGTTACGAGTTTGGATAAAGGTTTTTGTAGCCTCACTTGTGGCTTTTATTGTCGAATAGGCTTCTGCAAGATTTTTTATATCCCACATTGTGAGCTTGCCTTTATTTTTTAAGGCATTATAAGTAGATAATGCTTCCTTGTATTTTTTAACAGTTGACGTTTCACCAAGACTACCTGCTGCCGCATTGCCTAAGTTATATTTTAGTCTGTCTTCTATTGTCTTATACGCTAAATCAAGCTCTTGAACTTTCTCCTTGCTCTTTTCTATGGCTCTGTCAAGTTTCTTATCGTGTAGTTGTGCTATGCTTGTTATTGCTCCCATTGCTGCACCTGCTGCCATTCCATAAGGTCCTAGAGAAGAAAGAGAAGCTGCACCGCTTAACATTCCTCCAGCAACACCAGCAGCATCAGAAGCACCAGTTCCTCCACCTACTGCTTCTATTGTAGAACCTAGCAATGATAACGCATTGTTCCATTTCTGCATTTCATCTATAGCACCTTTCATAGCATCAGAAAAAGAAAGTGCTGCATGCGAAGCCTGTTCTTGTGCATCTTTTTCTTTTGATTTTGCGTCATTCGTTGATATTTTTTGCTTATTTCCGTTTTCATCTGTATATTCAGCAAATCCTCCATTCTTTTCTGCTTGCTTTGCTATATTACTCCAACGAGTTTCTTCTTTTTTTGCAGAAAAATAATTGCTTGCAGAATCAAACATACCAACAAAAGGATTTTTTTTATTTATATCACCTTGTCTTGTGTCCTCTTGGTTTCTCAACCTATCAAGTTCACCAATATTACCACTAACAGATTGTGTATTTCCATCTTTATCTTTATATGTTGACGTAAAATATGAAGGCTTACCATTTTTGTCATTTACTATTTTCGCATTTTTAACTATCTCTTTTGCCTCTCTCATTCCACGAAGAAGTTGTTCAAGACTCATATATGCAGACTTTCCAAAAATATCATCCCAAGCAGGAAGAAGTTCAAGAAGAGAGGAACCTAGTTTCGTAATCTCTTGATTAGTTACTTCTATATAAGAATTTACCATTTCAAGCTCTCTGTCTGTAAGAATCTTTTCTGCTCCATCTTTTAGTTTAAGTAAACCGTTATCTCCAGTTTCGGCATAGTCTCCAAGTTTAGTTTCTTTTCCATTTGTGGAATTTTTTCTTATTGCTTTATCTAAAGCAGTTGACAATGTTGTTTTAATCTTTTCTGCTATTCCCTGTACTTGCGATATTGCCTTCTGTCCGTCAAATTGTATCTGTATTCTTTCCTTTTCTATTTCATCCTTAGCCATTTTCCAAGCAGAAAGAAGAGCTTTTCCTATTGCATCGTCACCAAGAATCTTCTTCGCTTCATCTTCCGTTATGTCAAATCCTATATTTCTATACCTTCCTTTTTCTGACATTTGATTATAGAAAGAATCTGCCAATGCTTCCGATTTAGAAGAGTATTGCGTATTCCCTCCGAATATGAAAGAAGAAGCTATTTCTTTACTCATTCCGGACTCTAAAAGCTGTTTGTAACTATCCCACTTTTTAGCAGTTTCTGACATCATATCTTCAATCTGCTTACTTGTCTCTTCAAGTTTTTTCTTTGTTTCGTCACGGTCGAACTCTCCGAACAATTCAGCAATACTTTCAGTATATTTCTTTCTTTCTGGAGTACTCTTCGCTTTCTTTACCATATTAGATAAATTTTCAAGCGTCTTTTTGTACCAATCATTCAGACCGTTTTCAGATACAATATTTTTAAATGTCCCTTTTGAGAATATTCCGGAAGCATCCATCTTGTCTATTGATTCCGATTCTGATATTCCTGTATCTTTCCACTTCTTATAGACATCCATGGCTTTCTTTACTTGTTCAAGCCTATTTTGCATATCTTTCAGGAATGTGTCGGTATTTGTACCTCCCCCAGTACCTACATGACCTTTCTTCCCACCTGTGGATGAACTCGAATTATCACCGCCAAAACCTGCCAATGATTGAGCGGCAAGATAATTATCCAATCTTTCCCTTTCGTCTTTAT